CAATTTCCATAACTTCGTTCTGTGCAAGTCCCGCTTTTGTTGCGTTTACTGTTGCTATTCTAGCCCTATCCTGTGCATCAAAGAATTTAGACCATCCGCTTATAGATGGGGAAATAGCTTCTGCAAATTGTTTTTTTAGTCCATCAGATACGTTTTTCATATCCGCTTCAAACTTCTGCATTTTTCCCGCTGTAGTGTCTGCGGCGTGTCCCACTCTCTCTATTTGCGCTTCTGCTTGTTGCAAAAAGGCTTCCTGAAAAGCATCATTTGTACTCATGCCCGTTTTTTTGAGTTGATCTACTTTCTCATCAAAACCATCTACCGCAACGCCCAAAGCATCAAAACGCATTGTAGTTCTATTGGTCAGAGTAAGAACCAACTGGTTCATATTCATATTGAGAGCAGAAGCAACAGCGGTCAAGCGTACTGCCTCATCATGTGATTTGGCAAGACCAAGAGACATAAGTTCTGTAGCGAGTGCCATTTGTTCGGCATCGCTATACATGCCGCGCGTTGCGCGGCTTAAATCCCGCTCTAGCGCATCCCCCGTTGTGCCAATGCTTTCAGATAGACGGTCAAAACGCATCTCAACAAGCTCTAATTCCGCGCCTGCTTTTAACCCTTCCCATGCACCATAAAGGGCAGCACCAAAGCCGACTATTATACCAGTAGCCGCGCCAACACCGTTTTTGAAATCATCAAAGCTCTGCTTTGTTTTCTTTGCCTGTGTAGCACTGTCTTTCAAGTCCCCCTTAAATGTATTAAGGCTGGATTTTGCGTTGCTTATTTTTACGCCTATGTCGGCGTGGAGAGATGCTATTCTTTTGCTCATTTAATAGCCTTGTTTTTACCGTCTAATACTTGCAGATACTCGTGGAAGTCTTTCATCTCTAGCGCGTCCACAATGTCAAGCGTCCATCCTGTTTTTTCTACCATGTGCCAACGCCAATACGCGGCGGGTAGGTTCTGACCGGACTTTATTCCGTAGTAGACGCGCTTTGAGAGTTTGGGTCAGCAAGTGGGGAGTTTCCTAGCATTACAACTTTTCTTACAACTGCAAGGAAATCAGTGCGGCGCATATCGCCAAAGTCACTAGGTTCTAAACCTGTCCATCTTGCCATAGCTTCGTCAACGAGTTTATCGTCAACGCTACCGTCCCATAAATTACGCCATTCTTTTTGTGTCATGGTAGAAACATCAATATTGATTTCTCTGCCATCACTTAATTTTACGCTCCCTTTCATGTTTTATCCTTTCTACCAAGTAGTGCGCGATACAGCACCGTTGCCGGTGAAGTTGACGGATAAAGTTACAACATCAGCATAGGGGAATGTGAAGTTTCCGCCATCTGAGTAAGCGGGGATAGTGTACTTGCGCTTGCCGGTTGCTGTGCCTTCAGGGGAAAAGCGTACAGTGCCGCTAGTGCCTTCGACAAGTGCATCTTCCAATGCAGTACCGCCTACCTGTCCAAGCCCTTCATAAGATACAGAGGAGTCTTTCATTCGGGCAAGACGAGTTTTCCACTCATCGCTGCCCGCCTGTGTTTCTACATAATCAACAACAGGGGCAAGTGACACAGTACGAAAGTCAGCATGCATTGTGACAGTTCCGCCTGAGTGTATCCACTCAAAGTACATATTCTTTCCAGTATATTCAGCCATTATAGCTCCTAGTTTTGCGACAAGCGCAATCTGTAGTTTGCACCTGCCATATAATTTTTATCTCCACTTTCTTGATTTTCGATTATGGAGAATTCATCTTCACGGGCGAGCCAATAATTAGCCCATCCAGTGATTGATAACTCTTGATCGTGAAGCAGTCCATCAATAACCGCGTCAATTTCACCTGCTTCTTTCGCTGTTGCTGCGTAAGCCCTAATAAAATAAAGTTGGTCTTTCATCCTGCTTGGGGTCATATTCTCATCAGCACCAGCCGCCAAAGAAAATACGACATAAGGCATATCTTGGTGGTCAGGGGCTTGCAGATTATAAATATAAGCACCGCCTAACTCATCAGTCAAAGCAGATACATTTAACTTGGTAAAAATCGCGGCATGTAAAGCATTAAAAACACTCATTTATCAAATAACCTTTTGAAGCGTGCGTCAACTGTTTTTTTAATTCTTTCTATAGCAGGGGTGAAAAACGGTTGTGCTTTCATCCTGCTTGTGCCTAACTCTTGAAAAACGCCATATTCAACGCCATCTTGTACGCGCCACGCCATTTTCTTTAATTGCAGCGTGTGAATACTATTTCGCAAAAACCCAAAACGCACAGGGGCTAATCTCTTTGCATCTGTCTCTACATCGAAAGCGATCTCACCAACAATCTCATCAGCTTCTTGCTCCATCTCTTTTGTGATTTGGTCAAGTATCTTTGTGTCGAGTTCGATACCATCAATCATTATGCTTTCTCCAATGTTACGCGGCGGGTAGCGTTCCAAGATTGCCCGTTATCAACAAAAGTTACGTTATACAAAACTGAATCATGTTCTACTTTATTATCTTCTGTGATAACCGTATCGTGTGGGGTGGTTAGAATCCACTGAGACTGAGCGTCTATTGCGCCGCCTTCCAGTTTTTCACCTGAATTGCTTTTCATTCTGTCCAAGCGACAAGCAACCGACACAGTACCACTCGCTGTTTCAGTGTAACCGCCTTGACCGTCCGCCACGTTTGAATAGCTGTAAATGTTGCAAGTATCAGGTAGTAACTCAGCGGTTATCTCTGCTTGTACTATGGAAATTTCTTCTGCTATGCTCACATGTCGCTCCTGTATACTTCCACGCTTTCTGGGCTTGTCATGCCTTCATAATAAATAGCCATATCATTACAATTCTTGATTATCTGTGACCGTTTCAGGCTGTGACCATCTGTGCTTACGTCATAATAGCCTGATACATGCGCTGCTTTTTGTCGCCAAACATAAGCAGCAGAAGCGTTTAGATCGTATGACCTAGCATTTAGATACCATGCCGTTCCGCCTTGATCTGCGCTAAAGGTAACAACGCCGCGCGTATAATCTACGCTGTAATCCGCTGTACCTGCGTTTGTGCCTGTTGATAGCTCTATATCAAATGCAGCCGTTCCGCTTTCAAGGTTTTCAAATCTACTGCGATATTCTTTACACTCAACACTTCCGCCGTTATAGCTATAAACAGGCGTTAGGCTTTCACGATGGACGTCTTTTCTAAAGCGGTCAAGAGCATTTTGCAGGTGGTCATCTGTCCAATAACTCGCAGTACCAAGAGAATAATCAGCCGTACCCGCAGCGGTCAATCCGCGCAACTCCGCTATTAAGTTTGTCATTCCGTCTCTTGCTGCCATTTTCTAATCCTTCACAAATACGCCGTTGCCAATTTGTGTATAGTTAGCGTTGTGTGTAACTGTAGAGTGTTCGTTAAACTCAATCCGAAAGCCTTTGTCTTTCAGGCGGTTCGTGAAGTCTACATCTTCATTTTGGTAAAAACCCCTGTCATCAGCCCATTGCACCGCGTCAAAAACATGCGCCTTCATAATCGTTAAGCCGCCTGTTAGTGACACATAAGGGCTTGTTTCGTTGTATTCCAAAAGCCAGTTTGCGCCATTCCTGTATCCTTTCCAATCCCAAAATCTTGTACCATCAGGGTTGTGTATCTTACAGGAAAGAACGTCAAAATCATCGCCGTATTTTCTAAGCCCTTCATAAAAACCATTGTGCATCACCATGTCATCGTCAAGGACTATCAGAACATCACCGCATGAAGCTAAACAAGCCGCATTTCTTATCATGCCTAGATTGCCATGATGTGCTGCTCCTTTCATTTCAATGTAAATGTCCGCGTTTTCATCTTCGTACCAGTTGCCAGCTACAATGATTTCATAGCCTTCTTTTATCATCTGATTGTCTATGCTTTCAATCAGCTTGCGCAACTTGTCAGGCTCTTTACCGTCAGTAATAATACAGAAACTATATTTCACGCTATTATCAGGCTTTGTACATGAGACTATGCCAGCCATTACCATACCTTTCACTAAAGATTTGCTCCATATTTGCGCCCGCTTTTTGTCTGCGTACTTCTGCGCTCATATTCATTCTGTCCATTTTGTAGCCAATATCCGTGACTTTTCTTACTTCTGCATCACCACAAACAAACAACTGTTTTCCTTGCTGCCTTGCCTTATAGCACGTTTCAAGGTCAATACCCCAAGCATAAATCAGAGCGGGATCAAATCTACCAACAGAGTTAAACCATTCTGCGCGGTACAAGCTCGCTATATTATCAATGAACCAGGTTTTACCGCCTTTCTTCATGTGCTGCCAGTGCGTTGTGCTGTCTTCTGTTAGTCGTGGGTGACAACCTACGATATTATAAGAGCCTTGCATCTTCTCAACCATCGGAGTAAGCGGGTCACCTTCTGTAAACTCTGCCGATGTTATCAAAAACCAGTAGTAATCGAATTTGTAATTTTTAGCGGCTTCTAAAGCATCAGCATAGTGCAAGCCCATCAGCCAGCCGTTCGTAGTCTGTACGTTACGATCTTGCAAAGCAACGCTCGTATAAATGCTAGGCTGTTTTATGTCGCTGCAATTATCAACCACAATGCACTCAACAGGGTTTTCTACGTTCTGCCCTATATACTCCACTAGCGCATCGGTGCGTTCAGGCATGTTGTAGTTGATAATGATTGCGGCAGTAGTCATTTCTTTTTTGTCTTTCTCTTGGGCTTTTCTTCTGCTAGTTCGGCATAAAAATCTTCGACCATCTCATTACTATTCGCCAACTTTTTACGCAATAATATGATCTCATTTTTTGCGGCGTGTTCTCGCTCGCTTAGATTTACCTTGCCTTCCATTAGTTCATCGATCAAACTTTCGTGAAGTGTTTTAGTCATTTTCAAAAACCTTTTCTAAAAAGGGTTTCCAATATTTCTGCGTTACTTTGTCAGCATCATATTTTAGTGCACCCTTGCGTGCCTCTTTTCTATATTTGTCATTTCCGCGCATGGCATAAGCATTTTCTAATGCACCAAATATTGCGCCTTCGTGCGGCATATATTGATTTGCATCCAGCGGCGTCCATAATGGAGTGGCGTTTTTCTTGCCTACTTTCCAACCGCTGAAACAAAGTTCTGACATGCTTGTCCAATCACCAACAATAACGGGTGTGCCACAT